AGAAGAAATTAGATTGGAATAACAAGGGTTTTACCTTGTTTAGAACAGTGGTAACTAATGGTACTAATATCGGCAAATAGGCTTGACAAACCGTGTGGATATGATATATTATAAACAAAGGAGAGTATATTATGGATGTTAAAGTACATATACCAGAGGAAATTAGAAAGTTAAACTTATTAGCAAAGGCGTGTGCTAATGCTGAGAGTAATGACTTTAAAGCATTATGGTATAAAAAGATGATTGACCTAGCACACAAATACGGTGCTATGGATTATGTAATGAGAAAGTTGGTACATTAATGAATGTGTTTTATGTAGATAAAAATCCGGTGACAGCGGCTAAGATGATGATTGATAAGCATGTTGTGAAGATGATATTAGAATCAGCACAACTATTATGTACATGTCATAGAGTTATGGACGGTACAGAATACTATGGCAAAACTGCCAATGGTAGAAAAATTAAAAGGTGGACACACCCTAATTCAAATTTAGAACCAATACTATACAAAGCAGGCTGGGTAAAACACCCTAGTACGATATGGTTATTTGAGTCTGCTTATAATTATATGTGGTTATACAATCATATGATGGCCTTGAACAATGAATATAAGAAAAGATATAATCACACAAAAAATCATGTTACGATTGATAAACTAGGTGATATACTTAAGCACCCACCAAAGAACGCTAAATATAATGTGATTGCTACAGACCCTAAACCTGCCATGCCTGAACATTGTAAGGTACCAGGTGACAGTGTTGCTAGTTATCGTAAATATTACATATTAGAAAAAAAAAGATTTGCTACTTGGAAAAGTCCAGCAAAAATGCCAGATTGGTACAAAGAAGGAGTTGAGAATGACAGTAGAGTTTAAACCATTAAATAATTTTGTTCTTATTGATTATGGTGAGGCAAAAAAAGCTGAAGATAAAACAAAAGGTGGTATTATTTTAACTACCAATGAAAGACCACAACAAGGTACAGTTGTTGCCTGTGGTGAGGGTAGAAAAATTGGTGATGGTGAGAGAATACCAATGACAGTTAAAGTTGGTGATGAAGTAAAGTTTAACCATATGGCAGGTAGAGAAATAAAAGTAGATGGTAAAGAATATTTTTTAATGCCTGAAACTGATATACAAGGAATATTAGAGAAATGATTAAATTTATATTAATGACAATCAATCACTACTCTACAGCATTGACAAGTTGGTCTTGGCAAAAATTATATGGTAATAGAAAAAAAGGTTACGGTTACAAAAAATAATATGAAAACTAATCCTGTTGCCAAAGAGGTGAGAACACCAAAATATAAACCAAAAGTTGTTAAACCTAAAAAAGGCAAAGGTAGTTTTAAAAGGAAGAAATAATGAGTATAGAAAAGAAGATTGAAGTTTTAAAAGAAACTATTAAATGGTTTAGATCAAAATTAGAACCACACGATTGTGGTTGGATGTATACCACAATAGACGGAATAAAACATAGAATAAGTGAATTAAGAAAAGAGTTAAGAAAGAAAAAATAATTATGGATTATGAAGAAATGGAAAAGATGTCACTAGACGAATCTAAAAGACAGACCAGAGATAGAAAAAATGAAGGTCTAAATATGATAAGACCGTTTACATTTGATGAGAAAAAGTTATTATGGGACGGATTAAGAGGAGATAAAACAAATGATTAAAGAAGCATTAATAAAAAAACTAGAAGGTGATATAGAGGTAGCTAAAGCAGATTTAAGAACTTTTTTAGCAGGCCCTATTGGTGTTGCTGAACATATTGATTATGTTATAACAGCAGAGAAGAAATTAGATACATTAGCACATGCTGAAGATAAGTTAGAATCATTATTAAAATTATAATGAAAAATATAATAGACCCAAAAAATCCACATACTGTAGGACAAAGTGCTTGGAACTTAGGTAATCATATATTGATTATCTGTTTTGTTATGGCGCTTGTATTTGTGGTTTACAATTCATACTAATGCCAATATATACATTTTACAATAAGAAGACCAAAAAAGAGTTTGACGAAATGATGTCAATTGCCGAGATGGAAGAGTACAAGGATAAGAATCCACACATTGTACAGAGAATTACAGGCCTAAATATAGTAAGTGGTGTAGGTAGTATTAAACAAGACGGTGGATGGAAAGAGAACTTAAGCAGAATTGCTGAGGCTCACCCAAAGAGTGCCTTGGCTGATAGGTACAGTAGAAAAACAATTAAACAATCTAAAACAGAAGCTGTACTATCAAAACATAGAAAAAGGAAGAAGTAATGGCAGACGATATACCAGATTTTATGAGAGGATTTGACCTTGATGATGATTGGGGTATGACGCCAGTATCATCAACACCCGAAGACAAACCAAGTGTTGACCCAAAGATAGTTGAAGATAGTAAATTAGAAATATCAAAAGTTAAAAGTGATGTCAAAGACATTAAAGGCATGATGAATGAGATTATGCAAATAGTGGCAGACAAAGAAACAATAACTAAAACTGAATCAGATGAATCAACTCTAAAAAGATTTAAAGATATAGAGAAGATAGTCGTACCGTTTTTATACAATTTAAGTAAAAGTGACGAACCATACATACATTGGCCAAATAGAGGACCAATTATAAAAGGACAGATAGAGAAGATATTAAAACTTACGAGAGGATAATATGAACATAAAAGAACAACATAAAGAAATGAAAAGAGAAGTTGAAATATTAGAACAGAAACGTAACATAGATAGAAGTAGTGTTTCCTGGTCTTTATTAAAAGAAGCAAAGAAACTTAAATTACAAGCAAAGGAAAAATTAAATGAAACTAAGCAATAACTTTAGTTTAAAAGAGATGACAGCCTCACAAACAGCTGTTCGTAAGGGTATTAGTAATAACCCTAGCGAAGACCACATGAATGCTCTAAAAGAACTTTGTGTAAATGTTTTACAAAAAGTAAGAGATCATTATGGTAAAGTGGTAACTATATCAAGTGGGTACCGTAGTCCTGAGTTGTGTGAAGCCATAGGCTCAAGCAAAAATTCACAACATGCCAAAGGCCAGGCGGCCGATTTCGAGGTGTTTGGATTGAGCAACGCTGAGTTGGTAAAATGGATCAGTGAGAACTGTGATTTTGACCAGATGATATTGGAATTTCACAATTTAGATGAACCTAATTCCGGGTGGGTACACTGCTCGTATAGGTCAGATGGTGAAAACCGTAAGCAGATATTAAGAGCTTACAAGAGTGAAAGTAATAAGACTTGTTATGAGTCTTATGAACCTAGCTGAAAAGAAGATAGGGAAGAGTTAAGAAACGATCCCGAGAAGATAAAAGACCACATGACATTATACAGGTCTACCTAGGCTTGACTTTTATGTTAAATGATGATATATTGGAGATATTATGACTAGAAAATTTAATTTTGTTGATTTAGATAAATCAAAACTGCCTAAAACCAAAGGTAAAAGAATCGATGGTTTTAGATTTTATGATGTAGATGGTAAACATTATCCATCTGTAACCACTGTACTTGGTATTCTTAAAAAAGAAGGCCTACAAAAGTGGCGAGATAGTATTGGTGAAAAGGTTGCTCAATGGGAAATGGGTAGAGCCTCAAGGAGAGGTAAAGCAACTCATACTTTAGTAGAACAATATATTAAGAACGAAACACCATCTATCCGTGACGTGTTACCACTAGGTTTATTTAAACTGTTAAAACCATATGTAGATCAAATTGACAACATACACTTGCTAGAGGCAATTATGTTTAGTCACAAACTAACAATTGCTGGTCAAGTAGATTGTGTTGCTGAGTACAATGGTAAACTATCTGTAATAGATTTTAAGACGGCCAACAAGGAGCGACAAGAAAGCTGGATTGACAATTACTTTATGCAATGTTCGGCCTATGCCATAATGTATGAAGAAACATTTGGTACCCCTATTGAACAAATAGTAATTATGTTAGCTAGTGAAGACGGTACATCACAAATATTTGTCAAAGAACGTAAAGACTATGAGAAAGAGCTTATAAAAGCGATTGATGGTTTTTATAAATATTACGAGAAACTAAACAAAGATAAGGTTGAGGTAAAATAGTCCCAACCTTACAAGAGGGACTATGAAATCAATCATAATCATATTATCACTGCTTTGGGCTACAATCAGTTATGCTGATATGGAAGAGTATGACTTATTTGGTTTATCAATGCCAATGATGTGTGGGTTACCAATAGTAGTAGATAAGTATATAGAAGACAAAGGCTTTACTGCTATCAATGTAAGTTTTGGTAAAGAAGGCGCTAAAGAAGATGGCGAAATAGTATTTGCTATAACATATTACATAAACGACAAACGCCAAACATTAGCAGTAGCAGAAGCACCAACCGATCCATATAAATGTATGATATTCCAAACATTTGATATGATAATGAATAAAAATTTATTAAGTGGTACTAACACTTGACAATAATGTAAAAGTGTGGTATATTAATAGAGTTGCAACTGTGTAGGCGAAAGCGAGAGTAAGTAACCTACACTTATATAATAGGAGTATATAATGACAGACGATAGATCAGAAGACGCAAGTTACGAAAACGAAGCTACACCACCATCACCGATGGTACAAATTTCACTAAAAGAATACGATAAATTAAAAGACAAACAGCATTACATCACAGATAAAGGTCTAATTGATATTATTGATAATATGGAAAGATTGTTAAGAGCTTTAAGAAAGCATATAGTTAGATCGGACTTCAATGAATAGTAAAGAATTTAGTTTAAATATTGAAAGTATTGTAAAAGAAAAAAGGATTTCACATATGGATGCTGTTGTATGGTATTGTGAAGAAAATGATTTAGACACAAGTCAAGTATCATCATTAATCTCAAAATCATTAAAAGAAAAAATTAAGTTAGAGGCTACCAACTTAAAAATGTTGAAGTATCCAAAGTGTGGTATGTTACCTATTTAATATGTATGGTGGATTTGATGTATATAAGACTTACTTGGCTATCAAGTTACATTTTGCATCGGACACATATGATTATTATAAGTATGGTGGCAAGGTCAATGCAAAACTTGACACATTTACAAAACGGAAAGATAGATACTTCTTTCACAAACTGAGTACAAAATATGGACAAGATGATATACTTGATTTCTTTGTTGCTAACTTTCTTTCAGATAGCAAGAGATGGATTGGTAATCTGTTGGCAAATGATGGTAGAGGGGTTTACTTGGATTATAAAAAACGGAAAGAATCCTTTGCTTACCATTTTAAACAAGAGTGTGGAGTTATTTCTAGTGACTTTAGCTCTCGTGGTCTTTCTTTTGATGATGGCTTTTCTGTACCTAATGGGCAGCATCCAAGAATGTTACGCTTACTTATTCAAAGGAAATGTAGTTACCAGACCGCGGTCGTGCTTAATCACTTTCTTAACTTTAGTAAAAATTGGGATAAAGAAATTACCGAGAAAGTTGTATGGCCTGAAATCTCACTTAAGGTTACCAGAGTGAAACCATTTATAACTTTTAATGCTACAGAATGTAAATTAATTATGAAAGAGATATTTGTTAATGGCTAAAACAATATTTTGTATAGGTAATGGTCAAAGTAGAGCGCCAGTTGATTTAATTAAGTTAAGACCACAAGGTAAGATATATGGTTGTAATGGTTTGTATAGAGATTTTACACCAGATGTTTTATGTTCTGTTGACGGACAAATGATGCATGAGATATATCATAGTGGTTACGGTGACAAGAATGAATTATGGTTAAGAGATTGGAACCCTATTCCAGGTGTGACATATAACTTGGTCGTATATGCTAACCTTTCACCAAGTGAGATAGAGATTGCTAAAAAAAAT